CCTAAAAATTAGTTCATCTTCGAGTTAGGGAAAAAAGCCCGGGCGCGCTCGGCTGTTGAGAGTTCACCCGACCTGCCGCCCTTTACGACGGCGTCATCACTGAGCGCCTGCTGAGCGGCAAGGCACCCTTTAATGAATCCTGCATGACGGTTAAGACCGACAGACTCAAAGAACTGGCGAGTCTCAGCGTCGAAGAACTTGGCATAAAAGCGGCTGGCGCTCTTCAGGTTGGCCGCATAGTTCGCACCGCCAATCTGAGGATCGGCCTTGGCTTCAGCGGTCAGGGCCTGCTTGACCTGAGCAGACTGCTCTTCCGCACGCTTTGCCAAAACAGAGGTCATGTTTGTGACCAGTTTTGAATAAGCAGCCTGAGAAAGATTCAGGTCCTTGCATTCCTTCTTGAAAGCCTCGATCGCTCCTTCATCGAGCTGAATGCCTTCCGGAAGTTCAATGCCTGTTTCGTCGTAACCCTTTTCAGGCGCGCCCAAAACATCGTTGCCTTCCTTCTTTTCGGCATCCTCTTTAGCAGGCTCTTCCTTTTCCTCTTCTGCGCCCATACCTTCAGGTTCTTCAGCCTGTGGCTGGGGAGCTTCAGCGGCAGGTTCGGGCTGTGCCGGAGGTGTCGAATCCTGAGGTGCCGGAGTAGGATCTGCAGGAGGAACGGTGCCTTGAGTTGCGGCAGCGCCTGCTTCGTTGACAGTGGTTTCTGCGGTTTCAGCCATTTAGTTTTTCGTTCTCCATTCTGCGAACCAGCTCGAGATTGATGCCCTTGAGTCGATTCAATATTTGCAAACCTATATCGCGCCTTGCGGAAGCTATCGTCATCAGCGTCATGTCCTGAGACGTGACCGAACTGTCGACGGCTGTCATGTCGAGAATCCATTGAAAGACCCTTCGGCCTTCGACTGTCTCAAGAGTTTTCTTGATGGCAATTTCCAGCTCCTTGAGCTTTTGTTTCTCGGCCTTTTCAGCCAGCTCCCGCTGTTCGATTTCGAGAAGCGGATCATCTATGTCTGTCATTGTCATTTAGGGGCCTTTAGGTTTATGGACGCTTACTGCGCTCCCTCTTCGGAGAATGCTTCCTGCAGACCCTGGGAGTCAGCTGCCTGCCCTAAGTCTTTGAGGCTAGTCATTGCCTGCTGAAGCTGAGCGGCCTGCATCTGTGCCTGCTGTTGCTCGGCCCTTTGCTGGCGAATGAGTGCAACCTTCTGCCCTGTCACAATCAAGGACGGAGGCACTCCGTTCATGTCTGCAAGCTGATCAATCGTTGCATCCACATCAAGCTTGTCCACGGCCTGGGGATTGATCTGAGCCAGGAGGCCGATCTGCTGAGCTGTTCTCACAATGCCGTTTGCCGATGCGTTCTTCTGGGCTTCTGCCAACACCGAGACATACTCGATCGAAAGCTCTCTGCCGTAGAGTTCTTCCGGAACCTCGGGGAGCATGTTGTACTCAACCATGAAGCCAAAGGCGTTTGTTACAAGCGGATCAAGAAGCTCGGTGTGCAGGCGCTCCAGCACAGGCCCGAGCATCATCACTTTTTCCTGCTCGAGGGCTTGAACTTCTGTCGCGGTGCGGTCTGTTTGATTCGCAGTTGCCGCGATCATTTGAAACACGTTGACGAAGAAGATGCGCTGAATGTCCTGTCGGGTCGATTGAATCAGAGCCAGCATTGCCTGCGGATCGGTGCGTACCTCCCACATGGAGCGGATGATCGGAGCTTCCTGTGGGTTGACGGCCACACGGCCTCCAGGTTTGAACTGGCTCAGCTGATCCTTAAGGGTGGACGGATAGAGAATCGGCGGCCTGGTTCCATAGTCGACAAGCTCGGCAAGTCTCAGATGCAGTCTCTGCAAAGACTTCTGTGCGCTTAAGGCCTTGGCGCCGGGACCGCGGCCATATACAGAGCCGCCCGAAGTCATCCAGCGCGGGCACAGTGCCGGGAAGTTTCTAAAACCTGACTCAGAGAGAACTTTGTCTTGTACTCCTTCCTGAAAATAGACGGACTGCCAGGGCATATTCTTGTTGTCCCGTTTATCCGGATTACGTTCAATGCGAGGTTCAATTGCGTGAATCACATTGAAGCGGGCAAAGGGATCTTTCTCAAATGCCTGCCGAACATCATTGTTTACGGCCTCGAAGCCCCATTGCTGGACCATTTGTTTTGCCGTGAGGGAAAGGCGGCGATACATCGTATCGACCTTTCCATAATCATCTTCAGCAAGCCAGTATTCCCCGATTGTGAGGTTCTGCAGGGAGATGAGTTGTTCCGGATGAGGCTTGACGATCGTGCATGCTGTGCCGAATACCGGAAGCTCCAAGTAGCTCTGGTGAAGCGCGTTGTAGCATTCGGCTTTTGAGAAGTAGAGAAGCAATAGGTTTTGAACCTTCGTCATCCACTCTTTGACAGCGGGATTCTTATCGAGATCCGGATCCATCGTTGTGAGGCGCAGCCACGGCCTGGAAGGAGACGAGACGCCGCCGAGCAAACCCGCGGCCAAAACATCCGCGCAGGCAATTGCTTCAGCATCGAGGATCTTGCGATAACGCTTTGAGCCTTGAGTTGCATCTTCACCTGAGAAGCATCCTAAGTCCGGAAGACAGTAGTCGCGAATATCGCGCCACAGATCCTCCCAGGAACTGCGCTCCTGTTTGAGGCTCTCGAAGCGCTGATTGATAAGCTTGATGTCTGCGGGCATAACTAACCCCCGATAAGCTGTTTCTTCTGCAGTTTGAAGCGTTCGTCCTGCGCCGCTTCACTTGCCAGAACCGTTTCACTCATTCCTTCCGGAGTGTCATCAACAACCATGTTGGCGTTCTGAGACTGCTGTTCTTCAGCCTGCGCCTGCTGTCGAGCGGCTTGAGCCTGCGCTTTCCTTGCCTGATCTTTGGCCTTGTTCTGCATGTGGTTGTACATGCCCGCAGTTGCAACGTTGGCGGCCGCCTTCACAATGGGTTTGACCACCTTGCCCACAGCGTGGACCACAGACGATACTGCTCCCATGATCAGCCTCCGAGTAAAGAGGAACCGGTGCCAAGCGCGCCAGGGTTCAGGGGAGCCGCATTGCCGTTTGTCAGAAGCGTGGATCCCAAGCCGTTGTCAATCGTGTTGTCCGCTAAAAGGCCGTCAAGGTCAGCCTGCTTGCGGTTTGCTTTGTTGCGGGCCTGATCCTCTTCCTGAGCCAAGGCCTGCTGCTGAGCGAGCTGTTCCTTGGCGGCAGATGCTTGACGATCCCCGGCGCGTTTCTGCTCATAAGCGCTTATCCCCGAAGTCACGGCACCCACTAATG